TGGGGCCAGAGGACTCTACAGCGCAAACAGTCTGCTCTGGACCGTGTGAATGTCAGAATGCTCTTGATCTACATCAAGAAGAACGCTACGGAGTTCCTGAGGTACTTCATCTTTGAGCCAAACGATCAGATCACGAGAGCGCAGGTCGTCAATGTAAGCTCCTCATTCCTTGCCGACATAGCCGCGAGACGCGGACTCCAGGCATACAATGTGGTTTGCGATGAAAGAAACAACACGGCAGAGAGAATCGACAGAAACGAACTGCATGTGGCATACTTCTTGAAGCCAACGAGAGCTGCTGAATTCATTGTTCTGAGTCTCGTGGTACTGAGGACTGATGCAAGCTTCAGCGCAGCAGAAATCCTTGCGGCTGGTGGCGTGGTGTCAGGCTAAACTTAGACTGGTGACGAGCAGGAAACGGGGCTGGCCAACCAAGCCAGCCCCGTTTGCTATTCAGGCAATGAAATCCAAGAATTTCCTGATGATCTTATCCGAAGTAAACTGCATGGAGAATATTCTACTATTTCTACCCATCTGCGCCCTAAGTTCATGATTCTCAATTAGGATGCATAGGTATCTAAAGAAGTCGTTAATGGTATTACACAAATACCCAGTATTACCATGAATTATTTGGTCCTTATTACCTGCTCGATTATTAGCTATAACAGGGCATCCGCTCATTATGCCCTCAGCGATTGATCGAGACCATGGTTCGTCTCTGGACCAATCAACAAAAAAGACAAATATGTCTATATTTTGTAGATATTCTCCTACCGTTATGGAAAATTCTTGTCTTGTTGTGGCGTTTGGAATATTGTCTAGACCGTTAGATCTTGATGATGGTACTCCGAGAAAGTCCCATACTACTTTATCCTGGAATTTTTCATTTATTCTGATAATTAGATTGATGTATTCTTCGTTGAATTTGCAGCCATGTGCCTTTGAATGCCTACCTATTCGGATTTTATCACTAGGAGTTTTCTTGTCTGTTATTAGATTGGGGTTGATTGGGCTTTCGAGGTGTAATCGTGGGTAATGTCTTATGTTCTCGAATTTTATCTGATTCGTTATGTCATTGAACCACATTCTGTTGGCTGTGATTATTCTCACGTCTGGGCATTTGGCTCGTATGGTTGTTAATTTGGTTGCTGGGCCTATGACATAATTGTATAATATTGTGAATTGCTTGATTTTGGTTAGATCGACGTGGTGGTTGTGTTTGTCTGTTCTTCCTTCCCAGTAGTCGTCTCTTGAGAATGTTTGGCTATCAGAGTTTATAATGAGGATGGAATCCATTTCGTACAATCGTGGTAGGTTTTTGCCGGTTTTTCCTAGGACGTCTTCATATATCGTGACTTTTGGATTGCAATATGCTCTTATTTTATCATTGAGATCATTTTCACATAGTAGGAATGATTCGTGTCCTTCATTTAGTATGGCGTTACACATCTCTGCGCAGCGGAATTCACTTCCACCAGATGATCCTACTTTTGAGTATATTCCTATACGCATGTATTTCAGATACATGGAAGAGTTTGATTTTGATACTTCGAAATGTAGCGAGGAACCAATTCCCGTGCCCAAAATACAGAGTATAATGGATATTTATAAAGAGAGATTTGATAAGAGTTGGGAAGAGCGAGCTGTCGATGGGTTGATGCATTTGCAGGCGTTCACTATTACTTGTTCTATGTGTAATCTTGGGAGGAATCCTTGTGAGGAGAAGAATACTGTATTCGATGCACATGTCTTTAGTACTATGAATGCTAGTAAATGGATGGTTGTTGGACAAAATCCTGGATTCAATGAATGTGTGGCTCATGAACCATTTGTTGGGGATGCTGGTAAATTCTTCAATAAGACAATAGCCAAGGGTGGTCTAAAGAGGGATGATTTCTATATTTCAAATTGTGTGAAATGTCATACGGTTGAGAATGCTCAGCCGACATCTGATCATATGACTCGTTGTGAGCCGATCCTTAGGCTTGAGATTATGATTTTGAAGCCGGTTTTGGTCGTGGCACTTGGTTCAGTTGCTTTCAAGGTATTGTGTCCAGGTGTCGAGTTTTCTGATAATCTTGGTAAGATTGTGAAATCTGAGAAATTTAATGTGAACGTGTTTCCTGTTTATCATCCTTCTCCTAGGAATATTAATTTACCTGAGAGGAAGGATAAATTAATTGCTGATCTTGGTATATTATTTAAGAATTTGTGTAAGTTGATTAAGGCGTATAGGAAATCACACCCCAAGAGCTGATTCTAGATTTTTATTGTAGGCCGTCAGTAATGTTCGTGCCACTACTCTGTCTTTTTCCTTTTCTTCTTCTGGGAGATTACTGTACGGTGTGGCAGCTAATTCTAGCCGTCTTGCTCTTTCTTTGTAATTTGGATCATTAGATTTCTTTGCTGTTTCGGCCCAAGCTCTATGGGCTAAATCTGATAATGTTTCTAGGTCGGTCTCTCCAGCTTCTATTGTTTTGATTAGTACGTTTACGACATTTTTGACACAAGCTTGTTTAAATGCCTGATTTTTCGGTTGACCATAGGTTTTTGTCATTACATCATCGACCATTTTGATATAATACCCCATACCTGGTCTCTCGATCTCTTCAAGACCGTTAGATATGTCAATGTTTTCGGTTATGAGGTTAGCAATTTCTTTAGGTGTCATTGTTGTCTGTCTCCTGAGTTATATTTGTCTGATTCGCTTTCGTCAAAAATAATATGGATAACGGAGGACATAAAAATGCCAGGCTTCAAGATTTGCAACTATGGTAATAATCTTAAGGACGCACCGATCAATACATATGAGACGAGGCGTAAACATAGATGGTATTTTGAGACTCTTGGTCGAAATGGCACGGATATGCCTTCGAATGTCTTGCTTGTACTGCAGAAAGCTACCAGACCAAATTTCGTTGCGGAAGAGCCAGTAATGCACCACAACCAGGAAGAAGTGTACTTCGCTGGTAAGCACAAATGGGATCCCTGCAAGTTGTCTTGGTATGACGTCGAGCAGAATCCGGACGTTTCCGGAGAGATGTGGACTTGGCTCAATGGTGTCATTGAGATAGGCAAGGATTTCGGCACCAATCTGAATGTGAACACTCCGCAGGAATACAAAAAGAATGCTGTTCTCAAGATGATCGATGGTCAGGGCACCAAGACAGAAACTTGGCATATGTGCGGTTGCTGGCCCAAGGAAGTCAACTGGCAGGAACTCGATTATAGTAATACTGAGATCATGCTGATCGATGTCACGATGCGCTTCGATAGAGCTTACCGTGAATAATTGACGGACAAGGTGTGGACATGATATGCCAGGATTCAAAATTGCTAATTACGGTGGCGAAGCTCTAAACACTATTGAAACCCTACGACCACATCGTTGGCGCATAATCCAGCTAGGCCCGATAACCGCTCAAGATTTCCTATTAACAGCTAAAGAACTTACTCTCCCACAATGGAAAGTCGAACAACTCACTGTTCTTGGTGCTGTCCTAAATTACAAATATGCTAAGAACATTAAATGGGATGATATATCATTGACTTTTTATGATACCCAGAAATTGGCTTCGGAAATAGAGAAGTGGAAATCTTTGGTAAACACTGATGATAAAGGTATATTGGTCCATGGTTCTGGTGGATATAAGAAAGAATGTGAATTTGATGAATTAGATGGTCAAGGAACGTCGGTTCGTAATATAAAGTTGTTTGGTGCTTGGCCAAGTTCGATCAATTATGGCAAATTATCGTATCAGAACAGTGAATTGAAGAGTGTTGAGTTATCAATAACATATGATTATGCTAGAATAACTCCCAAGTAACTTATGTTAGAATAGCTTCAAGCAGTAAATAACTGAGATTGGAGAACAATTATGAGTGAACAGGAAATAGGTCTTCGTCCAGGTAATAGTGGTAATAAACCTACCAAAGACACCACAGACCTTGGTGAACCACAAGAAGCCGAATTCACAATGATGCCTAGGCCAAATCTTGATTTGGCTGATGCCGCCAAGGGTAAAACTGGCGCAGAACTGATCGATATTATCACAGCAAAGCCAGTAGATGATTTCCTACCATGGGAAAAGATACCGCTTCCAAGCATGGGTGCATATTACGGCGGACGTATTCCAGATGGCGTAATAGAAGTTCGCCCGATGGGTCTCATTACCGATAAAATCATGGCGACGGCTAGGTTGGCACAGACATACCAGGCACTTGACTACATTTACAAACACTGTTGTAAGATTCCCAATGACATGGACCCACTAGATTTACTGGTCGGCGATCGAATGTTCATTCTGTATTATCTGCGTGGCGTGACGCATGGTAATATATATGAATTCTCAGTGAAATGCAGTAACCAGGCCTGTGGCATCATGAGTACACATGAGTACGATCTTAATGAGATGGCCAGGACTATTAGACATCCAAAGTTCAATAAGGAACCTATTAAGATTGTGCTGCCTGCGATGAGTGAAGAGCTTGGTAAGGAGTTTTACATTGAAGCTCGGTATATGCGCGGGCGTGATTTGCAGGTTATGATGAGGAATCAGAAGGTTAGGGAACGTTCGATGTCTGGTCAGGCTAAGAATGCTTCGGAAGCTGGTAAGCATCCAATGGAAAGACGTAAGGAAGAAATTTCTTTGGATACTACTGTTGAACAACATCTGCATATGCAGGTTGAGACTGTCATGGGTGTGTCTGATAGGATGAAGGTCCAACAGGTAATAGCGAGGTTGACCGCACGCGATACAGCTATTATTAGGGATACGTTGCGGGAGACTGAGCCAGGTATTGATACTATGATTGAGATCGTGTGTCCTGAATGTCAGACGGAGATGAAATTGGATCTCCCGATAACAGAAACGTTTTTTCGCCCAAAGAAGTGACTCTGACCTAGACGCAGAGTATTACCAGATAATGGAACAGTCGTTCCTACTTAAGTATTATGGTGGGTATGACATGTTTGAACAATCTTTACTGACTGCTGAAGACAGAAATTGGATAATTAAGCGGATCAACGAAGAGAATAAAAAACAGGAGGAGCAGTCTAGGGTTAACACGCCCAAAGGACACGGTGGTTCACAATTCAGATGAAAGAATTCTTGAAATATCTTGACGTTAGGGTGACCAATGAGGGCAAAGGACGTTACACAGTAAGGCACAAGGATAAAATTATTGGTTCGGTGGTCAAGTGTAAGGAATGCCCTTCGCAGGTTCCATGGACGTTTGAATTATTGGACGGCCCCTTTTACAAATTACATTACGCGTCGATGCTTGATGCACTCCAAACTATGCTTGGTAATATCGGTTTGAATATTACTCAATTGGTGTCACATGTCAAGCTTGATCCAGTCATACTTAGGATTAGTAGTCCACGTTTGGTGCACGATAAGGACTTAAATGATCCAAGTGCTAGAATAACATTATTGTGCACTGTGGTTTATTCTAAACCGGCGACGATTAATAACAGTTGTGTATTGACCCGAGCATATTTCCCGAATGCTATTCCCGGCGGCGCAGTGCCGCGTTGGGAGACCAATGTCGATAAGATAGAGAAAATAATGCATTCTGATGCAATTATTGATTTTAATGAGGATAAGATTATTCTTATAAATGGCAAGGAACTTCGGGCGGTCAATGTAAAATCCATGATCGATGAATTGAGATCATATCTTAGTGGAAAGAAAGAGTAATACCTATCAAAGATAATTTGGAGACTAATTCATGGATATATTCCCACGTATAAGTGGTAGGACGGGATCACCGATAGATCTAAATATTACCTTCTACCAAAATGGCATACCGACTAACCCTTGGGCAATAACTAAAGTATCGATTTATAAACAGTCAGTACAGCCAGAGAATCTAGTCGCAGAGATACCAATTCTTCCAAATTGTGATCCAGATTACCCATTCCCACTGACAAGAGAACCTGTAGATCCGGCACCTGTGACTGGGCCATGTGGTACTGACCCGGCTGCTGCTACTGCTTATAAACCTGGTATATATCATCTGATTTGGAATGTTCCGATTGATATTCAAGTACCAGATATTTTCTTTGATGTGTGGTCATTCATTCCTACTAATCCTGGTATTGAGACTGGGACTGGTTGTAGTACTGAACAATTGGCTGTCCTTGCTGATGAGACACTTTGGCAGAGTTGTTGTAATGAATTCTGGTTATATCCAGACTCGTCTTATTGTGATTCTGGACTTGAAAACATTAGATTCATGTTTGAGGCGTTGGACATCAAATTCCAGAAACCTGAGATCAGGACTCTTGAAGTTGGTATAATGCCAGGCCCATTATATGATTTCGATTACAATAAGGTAGCTCCGATCATGCCTTACTTGACGGCTGTTATTAGTATTAGCACCTGTGATAATGAGTTGTTGATTAGCAATGCTGCTATGAAGATAGGTCTTCGTCAGGGTACTTATAGGTCCAATCCGTTCGTACTGCAATATAAGTTGGATACCAGTTGCTTGTTGAAGGGATCATATAAGTACAGGGTGACAGTATGCTTGCCTAATGGTGAGTCTAGAGTTAGCCAGGATTTCATTTTACAGGTGAATTAATGAAGTGTCTTAATGAGAATGGTTTGAGGAAGCTAATTGAAGTCCTTGAGAACAAGGTGCCAGGTATCAAGAATGTTATTTCTACGGATGGTAATAAATTGAAGATTGTTGGTTCTCTTGATGCTTATGTTGTCATTCCTGGGCAGCCTGTGATTGAGGCTGTTGTGGTACCTCAACCTGGAGAGGCTCCTACCGCGCCTGGTGACTTGACTAAGGCTGCTTTGGAGGAAGATCCTGAATCTGTCAAATCATCGACGGCTGCGGCGGCGAAAATCCCAGCTATGCAACAACAGTATAATACTCTGTTCAACGCAACTAATGCTAAGAACCAAGCAGAGATACAAGCTTTGAAATCACAGATCAAACAACAGAGCGCTGCTCCAGGTCAGCCAGGTCAGACGCAAGGAACAACACAGAGACGACCAGTAACTCCAGAACAGAAAAAAGCGTTGCAGCAACAAAAACCAGGACAACAAGGGGTTCAGCCTTTACCTCCACCGAAGCCGCAAGGACCAACTCCGGAAGAATTAGCGGCCAAAAGACAAGCGGCGGCTGCCAAATCTGCTGCAGCAACAATTAAAGCAGCCGGTAACACACAAATTACTACCCCATCTGATGTTTATGAAAGCATCGCTAGAGGATTTAAAGCCTAGTATTTTAAAACAGTGATAGCGAAGATCAGCGACAACCACTGGCTTAACCTTGCAGCCGTCACACAAGGCGTCGAAGACACTCTCGCACCATACTTCAGCGCAAAACACCCACGTGCACATTACATAGACACTAGCGCCGCATGGGACGGATGGTACAGACGATACAACACTATCAAACAACGTCTAGCCTTACCATTCAGACAAGATTTAGAAGCATGTTGTCAGAAACATGGCATCCCATTAGACATAGTGGACAGTAGGACACCAGAACAAATACCATCAATAGACGATATAAAACCTGATATGCTTTCTGGTGTCACCCTTGAAGAATACCAGTTAGATGCTGTCAAGGCGACTTTGAATCATGAGGTTGGTCTTATTTCGAGTTGTACTGGGTCCGGCAAATGTATAACTGGTGAATCAAGAATAATTGTAAATGGGATACAAATTAATATATGTGATTTATTTGTTGATATGAAGGATGAGGAGATCAGAGATGTTCATGATTTTGGATTGTTTACTTTGTGCGCTAATGGTTATACAAGGATTAATAAATTATATAAGACCAATAAACGTAATGTTTATAAACTTTCTCTTTCTAATAAGATGTCGCTCCGTGGTGTATATGAACATAAAGTGTACACAAAACATGGTTGGTCAAATTTGGGTGATCTAAAACATGGAGACGAGATATACACAAGAAAAAGCCTTGATAACAGCAATCAACGGAGTGATAATCTACAAAGATGGAAAGAGATATCTAAAGGCTACGAAAACAGCTCATATTCAATCAGACTGTACACAATGCGGGCAGAGGTTTGTGAGAACACTGAAAAAGCTAATATTGCTAAATCAGAAATGTGGGAAAGTAATATTCCAGAATCTTGTTGGGCAATAGTAGAATCAATTAAACAAGATGGCATGGAATATTGTTATGATATACAAGTCGACGATGCATCACATTCATATTGGTCAAATGGCATATTATCACACAATACAGAGATTATGTGTGCCTTGGTAAAGTTCTATGGTTACAATACAGTAATCATAACTGAACAGTTGGTGGTTCTTGATCAGATCGTGAATAGATTGGTGATAAGGGATGTCGCTAAGGAGGATGGTGTTGGAATCTTTTGTTCGGGGAATATGCCGTCTGGACAGAAGATAATTGTTGGTAGTATTCAATCGATTACGTCGCCTACGAAGCCAAAACTTACTGATATTAATATTCCCAAGGAAAGGGCGTGTATTAATTTGTTGAAGCTTCTTGAAGAGGACAGTCCTGAATTGCCTCATATGCTTCCTCAGCAAGCTATTAATATTTTGAAGGCTGAACCGGCTAGGGTTCAGAATTTGAAGGGTTCTCTTCTTGAGGGTGTTTGTGATTATTTTAGGGAGAAGGAATATCAGAGGCGCACGAAGTGGTACGTTACTAGGTATAAGAGGGCTGAGAGGATTCAGGGTCTCATTTCTGATTGTCAGATGATGTTGGTTGATGAGGCTGATCTTGCTGTTTCTCAGCAGTATACTTCTTTGTGTCGTAAGGTCTTTAATGGACGTAGGAGGCTAGGATTTAGTGGTACGCCATTTGATAAGTTTAAGCCTGTTGAGAATTTGTTCTTGAGGGAGAATCTTGGGAACATCATTTATGAGGTTCCTAGACATAAGGTTCAGGAACGTAATCGTATTATTCCTGTTCATTGTTATTTTATTCCTGTCGGTAAGGATGGTGACAGGAAGGATGCTAGGACTTATGATATTGCTATGCGTGAGGAAATAGTTGACAATGTGAAGTTCCATAATTTGGTTGTGAAGATTGTGTCGTCATTTAAGAATGACAGGACTCTTATTCTTATTGATACTTCTCCTGTTGGGGAATTGGGTTATGCTCTTGAGAAATTAATTCCTGGGTCTAAATTTCTTTGGAACAAGTCGGCTCCTTCTGAGAGATCTAAGTTTATCAAGAAGTTTGAGGCTGGTGAGATAAGATATTTAATCGGCGGGAAAATATTTAAGAGGGGATTGGATCTAAAGGGTGGGGTTGATAATCTAATAATTATTGGTGGGGGTAAACAGCATTCTAATATTAATCAGATGGTTGGTAGGGCGGTACGTTTGAATGATCGTGGATGGGCAAGAATATTTTGTTTCTTCTTTCTGAATAATAAATATTTGTACGGTCACAGTAGAGAGAATCTGAAGGCCGTAGTAGAGCTTGGCTACCAAACTAGGGTTTTGGTAAATGGGAAGCAAATCGATGCCGAGCAGTTTATCCGCTCTCGATACAAAGTCTGAAACAGTAGATCAATTCGCATTACAAGACAACGAACGACGTGAAATCCTCCCGAAGAACTTTTACTTCGACAATGAAACAGTCGAATACCTCATGCACCGATACGTCAAAGGAGCATGTATTGAAGTGGCCCTACGTGACGAAGTAATGTGCCATGCATCAGAACTAATCAGACAAATCATAAAAGCACACAATCTAGGACAGATATATCCAGGCAAGGAAGAATCATCAGTAATGGACCTCTTCCAAACAGCCTGGATACAAATAGAAAGTGCATTATACAAATACGAAGCATTCCCCCATTGTACCAAATGCTATAATCCAATGAGACCAAATGACTCATTATTATTTGATGACTATGTATTCGAAGAATTCCTAATAAATAAAGTAAAATTCTGCCAGAGATGTAAGGTCAAGATCACCGTAGAAAGCATTTATTATCGCGGTAAATCTAGAGTATTCAACATGTGGTGTGTTAATCCGAAGACTACCAGGGTAATTACTGAATCTGGTGTCTTGCCTATGTCTACTATAATAAGTGGTAAAGCAAGTATGGTACATGGAATAGAGAGAATGGTAGAAGTGAAAAACAAAATTTCTAAGCCAGTTCAACCAACTATAATAACTACTACTGCTTATAATTATCGGATTGAAAGCTCTAAAGAGCATATGTTTATGAAACTTTTTAATGATGGACCAGATTGGGAGCAGGTTGCGAATTTACAGGTTGGAGACTTGGTCGCGTTACAATGTGGACAACACATTTTTGGTAATAATGATGACGTGAGTGATATTAAATTAGTGAATAGTGGATTTTCAGTGCCTAAAGTAATTACTGGAGATATGGCATATTTATTTGGTTTGTATTTAGCGGAAGGTTCTTATTCGAACAATGAAATATTTATTTATAATACAGACATAGAAGTTATTGATTTTCTATCTAAAAATGACATTCTAAACTTTAAATATATCGAACCAAGTCAGAATTATGCTTGTTCAAAATCATTCAATGAATTCATGGATAAGGTTGGATTTAAAGAGTGTCATATGGCACAAACTAAGAAAATTCCAGATCGTTTGTTGAGAATGTCAAAAGAAAATATCCACAATTTATTGTCAGGAATTTTTGATGGTGATGGTCACTCATCTTCCCATAATGGTGAAGTGGGATTAACATCGACTTCATTGGAATTAATAAATCAGGTACGAATGTTATTACTAAATATTGGTATATTATCCAAATTATATGTTGATCCACGGGAAATTAGAGAATTTATAAAGAAAGATGGAAAGGTTTACAAGAGTGATTTATCTGGAGCATATATGCTTAGATTGTCAACTATTGATTCACTGAGATTTTATGATCGAATTGGATTTAGAATTAATAGGAAACAAGATAATTATGCAAATCTACCAGTTCCGCAAGAATTGGCTTACTTTATTGCAGATAAATTTATAAGATTATATAAGAAATATGGTTCAGTTGGACATTATAATCAAATAAGGAAACTAATAAAGCCTGGATATGTAGGAAAGTTGTTCAGTATACGAAAATGTCTTGAATATTGGTCAGATTTTAGTACTGATAGTGATTATAGATTTCTAAAAGATAGAATTGATGAATCATTACGCTTTAAGAATAGAGTCGTATGGCTTCCAATTACTTCATTAAATGAATCGTCTAGTGAACTTTGTGATATTGAAGTAGATGCTGAAGATAATGGTTATATCGCAAATGGATTTGTATCGCATAACTCGCAAATCGCACGCACCGTAATATTAGCATATATCAAGAAGGAAAATCGCGATCGTAAGAATAGCGAAGTCTTCAGAACCCATCTTGAACATCAGTCCATTGTTGAGAATAGCGCATTGGGAAGATTCTTCAACGAATCTAGGGAATTAAGCAAGTATAATAGTGAACATTTGAAGATATTACAAGCTCTAGAGAAATTATATAAGGAAGATGATAGGGCTCATGAGGGTTTGATTTCTAAGTTAGTTGCCAGGACCGCATTATCTAGGGCGACGGTTACCGATTTCTTCAGGATTCTTAGGTCTAGAAGTCACGAGATTAGTGATTCGCCAGTCAATAAAGAGGTCAAGTCGATTAAATCTATGATCGAAATAAAGCATGGTGGTAGACGTGATAGTGTTGACGGGTGGTAGCCAAGCCAAAATTAATAAGAAAGAATCGAGGACGATATGTCTATTTTGGAAAATCAAGAGTTAGGTGATCGTAATACTAA